GCCTTGCGAATTGCATCAGTTAGCATATCCATAATGCGCCGCGCTTGTTCCGATGTAAAGCCAAAATGCTTGCGCTGCGGTTGACCGTTCCCGGTTTGATGATATAGCGCAACCAATGCGCGCTGGCGATCGCCATAGCTGATATTGGCGTTATTGTTCGTAGCCACGACCAGCATTGAGCGGTGCATCTCACCGTTAAATTGTAGATTAACGGGATCAGTAACGCGACCAGCTTTGCCTTTGTATTTGATGTATTGCGGCGAATATGAAGCGAATGGCATGCCATCAATGTCGATGCCTTTCTTGGTTCTGTCTATCATCATGCGGACGGCGTCATCACCAATCTTTTTCATGGCAGATGCGCTGACCGAAAATCGCAAATTTGTGCGCGGCACAGAAATAGTATCAATCCTCATCTTGATAACATCCCTTGCGTTACGATGCGATTTGGATCTTTTGCGCTGCCATCGATATTGATGTTAATCCGCTGAATCGCGGATCGCAGTTCAGCTGCATATCGGCGCGCGTATTCTGTTGCCTTGGTTTGATACAATTGATTGAATCCGCTATTCGCTAAATCCGAATAGATAAGCTCCAGCGCTTTCATGTCAATAGCAATCGCAAATGCGTCAATGTTGGTTATTGCATCGATAATTTCGGAATCAGTGTATTGGCTCAGGCGATTATAAAGCGCTGTCAATACATCGTTCTCCACAATAACATGAGCCAGATCAACCTTGTCTTGCCATGTACGCGAAGATTGGCACACAGTCCATGCAGACGCGTCTGACAGCGTTCCTGTTTCAATTCCGTTTGCGCCAAAGAGATAAACGCCATGCCCTTCGTTGAGCGCAAATGTATCAATGTGCGCATCTCCGGAATCGTAAAGCGCAACAGATACAGTCTGCGCCGGCGGGATACTCAAAAGATTATTCTCTGCCGCAACGGAAGAAAAACCGCCCGCGGCAAGAGCAAATATCCCTTTGGCAACATTATTAGAAACCGAAATCGTAGCCGGTGAATCATTAGAAACAGAGATCAAGCCCCATGATTCTGTATATCCGCCAAGGTTATTGATCTCTTTTTCCCAGCGTGAGATCGTGTCAAGCGTTGCAAGTGTTTTCATTATACATCCTTAAATGTGCGGGGCGGCAAGGAGGAAACCGCCCCGCTTGGGAGGGAGTGTTAGGTCATCACCACATAGGCGTCGACTTTCTCAGTAGACTCATTGCCCGTGGTGGTATAGGTTAGTTTTAGGAAGCGATAGTTATCCGGGAGCGAATCCGGGATAATCTCTTCTACGATGGTGTCTCCAGCGGCATAAGAAAAGCCAGCTGCCCCAGCTGTTTTGGTAAAGAGCACCTTGTCCAGCGTGTCGGTCGGTGTGCTGGTGGAGCCATAGCTGGCTACAATGGTCAATTTATATGTGTTTGCAACAGCGATGTTGGTGTTTGCCTTGACTACAATTTTGGCAAGTCCACCAGAATTTCCGCCAAAGTCAACGACATTGGTGGAATCTGCGTCTGTGTTGTTCGGCAGGGCTTGTGCGGAGCTGAGGATCAATTTTTGATCCACGACATAGGAACGATTTTTATAAGCCATTATTTACCTCTTTTTTAGTCCAGCGCAGTGGTTTCTGTGCTGAGGATTGATTCTTCCAGAACGACCGGGATGCCATCCCAATCGGATACTACGGTGTTGTAGCCGGTATCGCCGGGAGCCATGCTTAGCTTGGTGTTTTTAAGCTCTTTAATGTATCTGCGTCCTTCGCGATTCATATACAGGAACGTTTTGCCATCAGCAAGACCCTTGACCGCGTCAATCAGCAAGTCAATCTGTGCAGCAGTGGGTTTGTGAGAGCTATCGATTTGGGTGATTGCGGCAACGGACGCTTTCGCCGGAGCGCACAGAGCAGCATTTGCCCAGAAGTTTGCGCCATAGACAAGTTGACGCGCGTTTGTGGTGGTGTTTGCGGTAGGAGCCTGAAGAGTGCCTCCGCCGACCAATTCGATTTGAACGATGTCGCCATTAGCCTCTTGTGGCATCACAACCTGGGTTTCGCCTTCATTCCAATGCACGGCAAAGATTGATGTTCTGCTTCCGGAAGCGCCGGAAAGCTGTGCAACTACATTGCTGTTGGCTTTAGCGATCTGGTGTAATCCCTTGAACGCTCCAGCTACACCGTGAGTAGCATTATCACCATAAATCATTGCCTTTGCAAGTAGCTGTAGGATTGAGCGCATATATGCGGTTGTGCGATTCTTATCGCTCAAGAAGCCCTGAATGCCGCCCCATTTCTTGGCAAGCCCTTTATCAATTTCAACCAGGCGCTCGATAGCCGGGAGTTGAACGCTGCCAAGGATGCTGTTTGACATTGTGGCTACGATTGATCCATTGATTGCGCGTACGGCGGCATCGCCATCATCTGTCTGAACTTCAAACTCATGGCGCAGATAATCACTGCTGAATCCGAATTGTGCCGTTTCTAAAATACCCAAGCTTTTAACCAAGTCGGTTACGATGGGCGCTTGTTCGCTTTGTAGCGAGATAAGAAAATCTCTGATATTCATGTTTTACCTCATGTTTTTTTTTGTAATGCTTTGCCGAAGGTGTAGGGTTCTTTGGGTTCGCCGCCCCCCGGATTGCTCTTTCGCTGGAAATCCGTTTTGGTATCAGCAGGATCGGCAAATGCTCCCGCTTTTTCCAATACAGAATACAATTTCAGGTTTTGTGCGGCTGTGTCGGCATCAAGCTCTTCGCCTTCTGCCGGGATTGAGAAGTCAGGCATCAGCGCGGCAATCTTGTCTTTGCGCTTATCCGTATCACTTGACAAAATCTTTTGCAATTCTTCATGTTTGGCTTTCCATAGGTTCAGAGTTTCGGTTTTCTTGCTTTGCAAAAGCTCGTCATATTTGATAGCCTTCTCTTTAATCGAATCAATTTCAGGATCCGCTTTCGTGGCATCCGCCAGTTTAGCGTTAAGCGCATCAATCTGACTTGACATCTCGGCAAGTTTCAATCTGCGCTCCTTTGATTCGTTGTTTGCTGCAGATAGATCTGCAAGCACGGTGTTAGCCTCTCGCTTGGCATCTGCCAGCAGAGAAAGAATGTCGTTTCCCGCATCAGCAGGAAGTGCGTTCGTAATCTTATCCAAGATTTCTTTTAGTGCCATGTTGTCCTCATTCGTTAAATGTTATTGATTTCCAATTAGATACAGCAGTAGTGCTTTCACCTACCGATACATATAGCTCAGTATCGGAATAGCGCAAAGATCCAGCAGCGCCGGTGGTGCCATTTACCCCAAGAGTAAATGTTTCGCCTTCGCCATCCCAATCTAATTTGTCACCAGTTGCAGCTTTTGGATAAGCATTTCCGGCAACTCCAGCAGTTGTTGCCGTGCAGGTAACGGTATCATTAGCAGTGCTCGCAACAGCAGTTACATCTGTTGGTTGTTCTGTGCCAGTAGAATAATCAGTGCCTTCTGTTCCATCGCCATTTATGGCAGCAGCTAAATTAGTGACAGAGGCATCTGCGTCAACACCAATCAGAACCTCGTTGGGCACAGCGGGCTCTGACAATGCGTCTTTGAAGGTATATGTTACATCATTTACCGTGACAACATCACCATCAGTAAGAGTCCCGCTAAGAGTAAGGACTGCATTCGCGGCCACAGGTGCGATAGGTGCGCCTGCCGTTATGGTCGGTTCTTCTTTGCTGAAATACTCGTTTAATTCCGCAACTGTGCGCGTTTCAGGCTTGTTTCCGCCTTGCGCTCTGCGGATTTCAACAGTATCATTATCGTCAATTCTACGATATGCCATATTCACCTCACGTGATCGTAATAGTATTCTTTTGTTATTTGCATAAAAGTATGGCGGCAGTTATACGTCCGCTCCGGTGCGCTATATGACTCAAATTCAATGCGCTCTTCTTCATTAAAATATGGCGCATTAGGAAACATCGCACTAACATCCATACCGGTGCCTTCGCGACAGACCGGACGCGTAACATCATCTTCCGGACCCTCGTATATCCAAAACAGTCCACCATCATAATTTCGAGCGGCTTCGTATTGCATCATTTGGATAAACTTTGCGCGGCTCGTGTTCACATAAGTGGTGGCATAGCGCACAAACTGCTTATCCAGTATTGCTTTAACCGATTTTACGAGATCGTTGATGTTCGTTCCGCCAAAAATACTGTCGCCAATAATAGCATGAATCTGGCGCGCCACATCATTGCCGAGATTGCCAATCCGCGCATTCCATAGCGAGTTGAATGCACTTATCGCAGATTGGCTTGTCTGCGTGAATGCCAAAGGAACCGCTCCGGAGACGCTTGACTTTTTCATTGTACGCAGTAAATCGTTTTCTTTTTCGTTTAACCGGGTTACAAGCTCGGTGTATCCGGCTGCGCGCAGCTCCTCTAAAATTGATCCATAGATTTGCGCCCACAGCTGGATGTTTTCTTCTGTGTTCAGCAGATGCCCGCCACCGGAGTCAAGCTCGCGGATTAATGAGGCAATGCGCTCATCCAATCGTCTCGCAATCTTCTGCATGTTGCGCTCAAACCACGCGGTTTGTTGATCAATTTTAGTCGAAACTGCTTTATTCATCAAACAAGCCCTGATCAATGTTTGCCGCGCCAATGCGGAAGCGATTGTTGTCGGCGTCAATGCGCTCAATTTCCTTTTCCGCATCCTCACGGCTCAAGTCTTGATTGTCCAGCATGATGGCGTCTACGCGGCTCATTGTGCCGTTGGAAATCTTCAGCGAGCGAACCTGCTCTTCTTCTAACGGATTTTGTTCAATAGCGATGTCGGCAAAGTCAATCTTTATGTCGGCAGCTTCCGGCATGTTGATATTGCTGTTAAGCCGCTTGCAATCCATGATGAGCTGCACGAGATCACGCAATGGCTCTCGATAGATAGATCGCTTTTCCACGTTATACGATATCACATCGGATTTTGATAGGCGCAATTGATACCCGGAACTGAATGAGCTTCCTTGCTTGATTGCTTCAGCGCTAATGCCCATAAGGGACGCCGCA